TTCCACGCCTGCGGACATAAATAGACGATACAAGGTATATCTGGAAAACCTCAAAAACGAGTACGAAGCAAGATCAAGGTTTGTTAAGTTGCAATCCTGGCTGACTGGCAGCTATTTCCTGGCTGCACTTGGATGCGCTTTTGATAAAAACGCCAGATATCCCGAAAATCCTCTTGTTTTGGAGGAAAACAGCGTTGAAAAAATCGCTGAGAAAAACGGAAAGACAGTAGACGAAATCAATCAGGAAACCATTATGTATTCCCTGATGATACGCGAAGCAAACGAGAGAATAGCTCAGGCCAGTGGCAAATAGTCACTGGCTCTTTTTATGCCGGATACTAAAATTGTCGGTATTCGCTACCCTTTAAAAGATGGAGGTTGTGTTATATGAGCGAAGTTAGCATAGATACTCTCGAGCTACAACTTGTATCAAACCTGGGTAGTTCGGCAGATGATTTGAATAAACTTGTCGATGCGCTTAAAAGTGTCAGTGAAAGCATCGGCATTACAAGTAGAGATTTTGCAGGCGCAAACCTGGCTGTAACTACACTGCGCAATAACCTTTCGCTGTTCTTTAAAGACTTCGGCGGCGGTGAACGTACACTTAAGTTACGGATTGACACAAACGCTGCATTAACAAGTGTCGAAAAATTACAGCTTCAAATTAACAATGCGCTAAAAAATGCGAAGATAGACAACAAAGGAATTGCCGCTGATCTGGCAAGCGCCTTTAGCATAAAAGACAGTAAAGCAATCAAACAGATTGAGACTCAACTGAACGAATATGTATCTCATTTTGCTAAAACCTATAATGATGGTTTTGGGGAACTTGACGAAGGTATATTTGAACGGCTATCCGAGACAATTGTAAGCAATGCCAGAATTACGCAACGTGAGATTGGCAATACGATTGGCGCCACAAAAGAAGCGTCTTATGAGTTACAACAGTTTTACAACGATTTCAAGAATACTAAGTTAAATATATCCGATGAGCTAAAAAGCGGAATTGGAACAACTGAATACCGTAACCTTTCCAGAGAGTTTTCAAGGAACCTTTCGAGAAGTGGGAAAGGCATTAACTTAAATAAAAACTTTTCGGAAATATATGATAATGGCAACTATAAGATGGTGCTTGACGCTGCCGCAAGAAGATTGGCTGGCGGTGGTGGAGGGCTAGATCTAAGCAATGAAGTAAATCAGGTAAACGCCTTTTTTGAAGCACTTAGAATGGGCAGAGAGTCTGTCAAGCCTATAAAAAGTTCTGATTTGGTTGAGGCTGATCTTCAGTCACTGAGGGATGCGGTAGGTGAAACACTTGCTGATAGCGTTTCGAAGTCGATCACAGGGTTTACAAGTAACGCTTCGAGAGAATTAGCTTCTGAAGGTTTACCGATAAATATAAAGGTTGACGAAACAAAGATACAGCAGGATATCCGGCTTGCAATCAATAATGCCCTGAGAGAGCCTATATCTGTCAAAATAAACATTGATACAGCCACGCTTATTGATAGCGTAAATACTGCATTTGCCGGTATGGATACTGGAAGATTTAAAGAGTTTTCCACGCTTGTTTCCGAAATGCAGACGGCTCTTTCTGGCTTTACTGCCAGTGATGGGGCAAGATCGTTTGGAAGGGTTGTAAACTCAATCGGCAGACTTGGCGGTGAGAACGTAGAAAAAGCGGTAGCCGTAATGCCGTATCTACGTGATGAGATTGCAAAACTGATTGACACTATCAATAAGTTAAATATAAATACTTCAAATGTCGATCTGATAGGACAGCTTGCGACTGCCTTTAATCGTTTGGGCAGTGCAGCGCCTAACATGGAAAGGGTGACAGAAAGCCTTCAAAACTTCCGGGGGAACCTGAACCTAAATCAGTTCTTCGGAGGTGGAAACGGCGGTGGTGGAAATGGTGGCGGTGGAATTCCTAGAATTCTGAACGTTTTCAATTCCTTGCCGCAAGGTCTGAAATCTGCATGTAACGGAATCCGCAATGTAGGAACCGAAAGCAAGAGGGCAATTACACAAGTATTACAGCTGTCAAAGAGTTTTGACGTTGCCAAAGTAAGCGCTAATAGCATGATGTATGCTTACATGCGTTTACGTGCTGTTATCTGGGGTATTCGGAGAGCGTTCCAGCTTGTTAAAAGTTCCATGGACTATGCTTCGAGCCTCACCGAAGTAGGCAACGTTGTTCGAAACGTGTTCCAGGGCGCTGCCGGAGAGAGAAATCTTGAAGCGAGCTTTGTCAATTCAAATGAACGCTTCGGCATGAACGAATTGACAGTAAAGCAGATTGCATCCAGGTATCAGGCAATGGGGCAGGCATTAGGTGTGACTGGTCAACAGGCATCTGATGTTTATGGCAGATTACAGACACTTTTTAATACCATTGAGAGTGTGCCGAAGGAAGAGAGATACTTTCAGGGCGTGGGCGATTCCATGGCTGACTTGTCAATCGAACTGACAAAGTTAGCCGGTGACATTGCATCGTTTTACAATGTTGGAGTTACGGATGCCGCCCAGGATTTGGAGAGCATCTTTACTGGTATGGTAAAGCCGTTAAGGCAATACGGCATTGACTTAACACAGGCCAACTTACAGCAGTGGGCATTAAAGAATGGCATTGAAGCTGATATGTCTACAATGACGCAGGCCGAAAAGGTTATGCTGAGATATCAGTACACAATGTCTCAACTGTCAATTGTTCAGGGTGACTTTGCCGAAACTTCGACAACATGGGCCAACCAGACAAAAATCCTGTCTCAAAATGTGCAGGAATTAGGCGGCGTTTGGGGCGGTGTACTTGTTAACGCATTTAAACCGTTTATCGTTGGCCTGAACCGCATTTTGAAATCTGTCATTGACTTTTCGAAGAAGATTGCGGATGCACTCGGACAGATATTCGGCTGGACAATAGAAATCACAAGTGGTGGACAGCTTGACCCTCTTTCCGACATGGAAGGTGGCGTTGACACTGCTAATGATTTAGCAGAAGGAATTGGCGGCGCTGCTGATAAAGCGGAAGAATTAGAAGAAGCATTAAGCGTACTTGATTTTGATGAATTAAATCAATTAGTGGCACAGCCAGAACCAAATGAAGAAAGCGGCTCTGGTGGTTCCGGTGGTGGTGGCGATGGTGGCGCAAGTGCGGTAGCTGATGGATTGCAAACAACACTTAAGCGTGTTCCTACAATCTTTGAGAATATCACAAGTGAGATTAAAACACTTTTCGATCTTGGACGATATATAAGCGAAGCACTGGAAGACAGCCTGCGGAGTATCCCTTGGGCAAAAATCTATGCAACTGCCGGTAACTTCGGAACCGGCCTTGCGGAATTCCTGAATGGTCTGATTACTCCTAACCTGTTCGATGCTGTAGGTGAAAGCATAGCTAAAGTGTTAAATGCTGAAATGCTTGCTCTCAACAACTTTGAAACAACTTTTGATTTCCCGAACCTTGGAAAGTCAATCGCTGCCGGTATCAATGGATTTTTCGATACTTTCAGCTTTAGACTGGCCGGAACGGCAAAGGATAAATTCGTTCAAGGAGTGCTGGATGCGTTGTTAGCCGCTCTTGAAGAAGTCAACTTCAAGAGGATAGGTGAGGCAATAGCTGATTATCTGTCACAATTAGAAGTTGGAGATTGGATTATAAAATTCGGTAAGATTGCGGGAGAGTTTGCAAAAGGCGTTGTCGATACTATAAGCACAGCGGTAGAAAAATTAGGCGGCCCCTTTGAGATTGGGCAGAAGATACAAAACATGCTCAATTTGGCAATGGAACAGATTGAATGGGATGAGATATACCACGTTGCGGACAGCTTCGGAACCGGGCTGGCAGAATTTCTGAATGGCTTAATTTCTCCTGATCTGTTTTCAAATATCACAGCGACATTAGCCGGTGGCCTTAATACCATCACTCATGTTTTAAACAGCTTTGCAACGACTTTTGATTTTAAAAACCTTGGAGACTCGATTGCGGCTGGTATAAATACATTTTTCAGCACTTATGACTTTGTTCTGGCTGCTGATACTGCTAACAAGTGGATTAAAGGTATTCTGGATGCGCTTATTACAGCGGTAGACAATACAGATTGGTATTTACTTGGGCAGAAAATCGGGGAGTTTATAGACAATCTCGATGTTGAATTGATACTGGAAAAGGTTGTAGACTTAGGAGTTAAGATAGCAATAGGAATTGTAAAACTTATAGCCGGTGCGTTTGACAAGGCTCCGGTACAAACAGCCATTATTACTGCTTTTGCTGGGATTAAATTAACTGGATTTTTAACGGGAATGTCAACGGCACTTGGCAAAGGATTTTCCGGACCCACGTTCCTTTCGCTGCTGACAACCGCAATAAGCAATCCTATTGGTGCTGCGTTGCTGACTGCTATAAACATAGCGCTATATGAGCATTTCGCGCCTAAAGTTGCCGATATGATTAAGCGGTTTGTCCCTACTTTGGAGGGATTGACAACCGGCGAGGTTATGAGTCCTGAACATGAAATGGAGATACGGGATGCGGCTTTTGAAAATGCAAATGAAATGCTTAATCAAAAGAACGCTAGTGCTTCAAGAGGAAAAAAGGAAAGCCCTGATCTTCCGTCAACTACGCCAGGAAGCTATAAGAGTACTAAAACAATGTCAAGCGGGAACAGCAACAGCGGATTTGCCGATCTTGGAAAGAACATGGCTAGTAACCTGGCTAATGGCTTTTCAGATGGTGTGAAGAAAGATGTTATTCCTGCTTTCACAGAAGGATACAATCAACTTAATGGTGTAACAAGTAGACTACTTAATGCAGTTAATTCCACGACTAAAACCGGCGTTGACAACATAGATAAGACAGTAAGTTCTGGCGGCAAAACCATAAATAACCGGATGGATGCCGATCTGGAAGAAGCTAGAAAGACTGCCGAAGGTGGTATTAAGAATATCCATACAACCGCTAATACAGAGGTTGACGGGATTATAACAGATGTGACTGCCAAACAGGATAAAGCGTCAACAGATGTTAATTCGAAGTTCACTGATCTGTTTGGAAAGATTACCGGCGCCGTGAATGACAATTCAGGACCGCTGAAAGACTTAGTTGCAAGAATGGTGGATGACTCTGTAGTAGGCCAGTTTGATATAGCTGATAGACTGGCTGAAAAGAGCAATGCAGGATTTACTGCATTTAATAGTGCATTTATCAATAATGCGCCTACTTTGTTCGAGAACCTGAGTGCTATCAACGGCAACATGATAAATACTTTTGCGAACATAGCGGATGACTTCACTAATATAGGTTCAGCGGCAACTTCCGGATTGAATGAAGGGGTTACTTCGAACCTTCCTTCACTGACAGAAACATTAACAACTATACATTCAAAGATAATTGACGCTGTTCCGGTTGGCGATATGTTCCACCTGGGAGCGGTTGCGTTCTCCGAAACAAATTCAGGGGCGCAATCAGAATTCGGTGGTATTGACTGGGTTAAAGATACGGTGCGCAGTAAGATCATGAGTGCGGTACCTATCGAGGACATGTTTAATCGTGGTGCAACTGCTTTCTCCGAAGCTAATTCTGGCGCACAGTCTGAATTTGCCGGGCTTGACTGGGTTGCATCGACAATCCGGAGCAAAATTATAAATGCTGTACCTGGTGATATGTTCCATCGTGGCGCTGTAGCGTTTTCAGAAGTCAATTCTGGTGCGCAATCAGAGTTTGCCGGTCTGGATTGGGTAGCGTCAACGGTAAGAGATAAATTACAAAGTGGTGTATCCGTAGACCTTTACGGAACAGGCCGATGGGCTATTCAGAGATATTCTGATGGTATTCAGTCTGTACATGTTGCGGTTCCGCATATTGTGCAGGATAGCTTTAACAGTATCTTAAATGGTGCTAATCAGGTTATAGCACACATACCGAATATGTCTGTATCTTGGTACGCTAAAGGCGCTATGTTCAACGGCCCGAATGTTATTGGTGTCGGTGAAGCAGGCCGAGAGGCTGTTTTACCTTTAACCAACCAGGCAGTGATGAACGATATTGCCGATAGCATTATGGAAGGATACGGCGGGAAGATTGATTACAACGGATTAAGAAGTGCGGTTGCTGCCGGTGTAACAGAAGCGATGATGAGATCACCTGAAAGGCCTATTACAGTCATTAGCGAACTGACGCTTGACGAAATGACTTTAGGCAGGGCAGTAAATCGTGCGCAAGCTAACTTGGATTACAGGACTAATGCGACAGCGAGATATAATCAAATTTAAAAAGTATCCTCCATCTGTCTTCCGGGATGGGTGGAGGATTTTAAAGCGGAGGGATTATGGCAAATGCTCAATATTTTAGGATAACAGTTAATGGCGTTGCGCTGCCTTGCCCTTCTAAGTATCAATGGGGCTGGCAGAGGGTATCAGCTGCTGAGAGCGGACGTACAGAGTCCGGACTAATGCTTGTGAACCAGGTGACAGTAAAGCGCAAAATCGAACTGGAATGGGCTGCGAATGATAATCTAGCAGAGGTATCAAAGATTTTAAAAGCCTTTAGACCTCAATATATAAGTGTTCGATATTTTGACTTTATGGACAATCAGTGGGAGACAAGGATATTTTATACAGGCGATATGCAAGTTCCTTTAAAATTCTGGTACAGCTATAATCAGAGCGTGGAAAATATAGCCTTTAACATAATTGAGAGGTAGCAACTATGATTAGTGTTTCGAATGATGCCAAAACCGCAATAGCTAATGGAATAGGGCTTTATGGTGAGATCATAACTATTACCCTCAAAGACGGCACTGTATTAAACCTGACGGAAGAAAACATATGGACTAACGGTATCACTTGCGACAATAGCATTGCAACTGATGATTTTCCGATTGGCTCTGCGGCTATCGGTGCTTGCAACATTGTCATCATTGACGCGGAAGAGACATATAGAGCCTACAACTTTGATGATGCAACGGTGAATGTTCAGCTGACAATTCCTCTGGACGAAGACAGGGAAACCGGCGAAACAATACAGAAAGGCTTTTACACGGTTAATAGTACAGAATACAACGGATTTTTAATCACGTTAAAGTGCTATAACAATATGTCAAAGTTTGATGTGCCGTATTCGGACGTTGAAACGACTTATCCAGCAACGATTTTACAGATTGTTCAGGGGATAGCATTGCACTGCGGTGTGACGCTTTTAAGTTCTACATTTGATGGAAACGACATTGAAATCACTGTTAGACCCAGAAGCGAAGGGCTTACATGCAGGCAAGTGCTTGCCTTTATCGGTCAGCGGATAGCAAGCCATGTGACAGTAGATACCAGAGGACGGCTGAAATTTGTCAGGCCAAACTTTGATTATACTGCGGTAGATCATGAGATATCTTCCGTCTTTTCACAAACAGCACAAGTACGTGATGTTACTATAACGGGAATAAAGGTGATTGAGCAGTTCACTGCTCAGAATGGTGAGAAACTTCCTTATTATATGTCAGGTTCAGAAGGATATGTTTTGGAAGTCTCCAAAAATCTTTTGATTTACAGAAACAAGGGAAGTGCTGCCGCCGATTATATAGGCGCTGTACTTAACGGAAAAACAGTTAGGCCATTAAGGGCAACCATTTTGAATGACCCTACAATAGAGGTTGGAGACAGCTTTTCTTTGACGGATTATAAAGGCGCTGTTTATTATGGCGTGGTTACTTCGGTTAGGTTCCAGACGGGGCAATCAACACAAATAGAATGTACTGCGAAGTCACTACCGGCAAATGCTGTTACCAGGATGACAGAAACACAAACTCTCATACAAGAAGCAGAAGAAAAGTCAACGGCAAGCCTTAATGCTTATGAACAGCAGATAAGCCTGTATAAGCAGTTAGCAGTCAACGCAATAGGTGCTTATATCACCGAAGAGACACAGCAAGATGGTTCGATTGTGTACTACGAGCATGATAAGCGGAACCTTTCGGAGTCTACTTACATTCTGAAAAGGACCGCTGATGGATACTTCCGAAGTTCGGATGGTGGGCAGACTTGGAATTCCGGTTGGGATGCCGAAGGAAACGCAGCTTTCAATCTTTTGTCGGTGGTTGGCCTTTCCGCTGATTGGATACAGACAGGTGTTATTTCAGACAAAAACGGAACGAACTATATAAACTTAGATACGGGCGTTGGTCAGATTGGCGGTTGGACAGTCAATAGTTACGGCATTTACAAAAACGGAACCACGCAGGCCGGTATGAGTGTTAATGATAGCAAGCCTGCTTTTTGGGCTGGCGATAGTTATACACATGCTGAAACTGCACCTTTCCATGTTGGGCATGATGGAGCGCTGTATGCTTCTAGTGGTTCATTCGGCGGTTCCCTGGATGCGGCAACTGGAACATTTGCCGGGGAATTATCAGCCGCAACCGGAACATTCAGCGGTGATCTATCCGCTGCCGGTGGCACGTTTTCAGGAGATTTACAAGCGGCTGGCGGCACATTTACCGGAACATTAAGCGGCGTTGACGGAACATTTTCGGGAAGTCTTAATGCTGCAACTGGTACATTCGCTGGGGAATTAGTAGCAGCTACGGGAAGTTTTTCGGGGAGTGTCACAGCTTCAACTGGTCAAATTGGCGGTTGGTTTATTAACTCTGGCGGCCTATCAAGTGCAGCTTCAGGTGGTAGCATACATTTGCGTACTTCGGGGAACATCTTAGAAGTATCACGCGATGCAGCACTATATGCGTATATTGACGATACAGGAGATGCCAGTTTTAGAGATACGACAGTATGGGGGCTGAATGTATACAATGGAGATATTGATATCACAAGTGGCTTTGGGCAAGGCGGCAATTTAACCGCTGCCAAAAAAGTTTCTTGCAATACATTCGAATCCAAATCTGATGCTACGGTTGGGGGGGATTTAGACGTTGACGGCGGGGCAGGAATTACCGG